TACTCGTGAAGAATTACGAGGCATAACAAATGTTATTGATAAGAAGATCAAAGATGCAGAATTTCTAGGCGCAGAAAATGTATCTATTGGTTTAAAACAATTAAAACGTGAACTGAACGAGGTAATTGAAGGAGAAGCCCCTGTGGGGAATGATCTTCTTCAAGTTGCTCGTGATGTTCATCCCGATGTAGAGGTGTTCGTTAATAAACTTTCAAACGTAAGAACTGGATTGATTGGACCTAATGAGTTCAAGAAAGTCTCGGAGATTATGTCAAAGCATTTAACTGAACGAGCACCTGTTACAGGTAAATTCGTAAAATTCTGGAATGAAGCTGCCAAGACTTACGTTGAAGAAACTCAGAAGGTAGATTTACCCTGGGTCACCTTTGATGGTAAGAAACTGTACCAGAGATATCGTCCAAAAGTTCAAACTTCAATTGAATTCCGTGATCCACAAACGGGCAGGATGGTAAGAAACATTTACGAAGCTAAGGCAGAAGACGCTAGTTTACTAGGTAAAGCTAGTATTAGCAGAGCAAGGATTGGAATGGGTGTTAACGGTAACCACATGAATGACGCATCAATTGTACGTCAATTTCATTTATGGGGTGCTAAGAGTGGAACACCCACTGCAACAATTCATGATGCTTTCTTCACTAACATCGGTGATGCCCAAAAGGCAAAAGATGCACTACGTGTTATTTATGCAGATGCTCTCGAAGGTAATACTGTTGAGAACACGCTTAAGGAAATGCGTAATCAAGGACTATCAGCTGCTAGTTATAATCGACTAGTAGCGTTAGCAAAAGAGGAAGGTTTAATTGACCCTCCAAATAAATTAACGAGACAAGACATTCTAGCTCCTATCCCTAAGGGTAAGGATTGGTATGGAATTGGTCCCTAATCACAAGTTTGTAACTTGAAACAATAATGGCTGTGCCAAAGGAAATATATAATGAGAGTAGATAAGTTCGGAAACAAAGAATTCCTAGAAGATGGTGTTACCCCTAACCCTGAGTTTAAGGCTGATCAAGTCGAAGACAATAATGACAACAATAAGAACAGTGATACTGAAGCTGTAATTAACCGTGTTGTTGAAGAGCGTCTAGCTAAGATCAAAGCTAACCTAGACAAAGCGTACCAAGAGCGTGATAACGCTGTTCGTGAGCGTGTACGTCTAGAAGACGAAGCTAAACAAGCTAAGTTAAAACAGATGGAGGCAGATGGTAAGCATAAGGAAATTGCCGAAATGAAACTCGCTGAGTTAACTGAAAAGTTAGCCCTAGCAGAGTCTAAAGTGACTCAATTGACTCGTGACAGTGCCGTTCGTAACGCATTGACAGGTCTTGACTTCCGAAATGAACGATCAAGCGATATGGCTTATCGTGATATTCTCGATCAGTTGGTTCAAGATCCCGAGACAGGAAGCTGGATTCATAAATCTGGCGTAACTATCAAGGACTTTGTCCAACAATATGTTAAGAATGAGGATAATTCTTTCCTATTCAAACCTAAAAATAATTCTGGCGGTGGTTCCGGCAATGTGAACGGTACACCAAAACTAGACCCCAATAAGAAACTATCAGAGATGTCCCAACAGGACGTGCTAGCTCTTGCTGCTGCAGGTAAGCTAGGTAGTTTCAATCTATAACTCTTAGGAGAAATTTTAAATGATTGATCATACACTATTTAAGAACGTTGCGATCGCTATTAGCGCCTACGGTGACGAAGCTTACACCGAAGCCAAGCGTATCAACACAACTGGTATCGTAGGTACTGATGCCCGTATCGACCCCAATGGCGAGAGCTTCATTGGCCAGATGCGTTGGTACAAGCCTCTAGCTGCTAACATCAACGTAGCTAGCCTAGCCAGTGCTGCTGACGGTGCTTACACCGACATCTCTACCGAGATCGCTGACTACATCAAGACTGTTCGTACCTTTGGTTCACAACAGATCAACCTCCAGCAAGTTATCAGCCAGCAAGACGGCCTAGCCAAGATTGCTCGTGACTTCGCTGAAGTTCGTGCTAATGACGAATCTGCTGCCGTAATGGCTACCCTAAAGGGTGTAGCTGCTGCTGAAGTAGCTCGTGGCGCTGGTATTGTTGCATATGATACTGACGCTGATGGCGCTGGTGTTGGTTCTTTCGTAGACATCAACGCTAACGGTACTTTTGGTGCCGCCGCTACTAGCTCAAGCGACAAGCGTAAACTATTTGACTCTACAGCCGTTGGTGCTGCTCGTGGTCAACGCCTATTCCAAGCTGTTGGCATGGCATTCAAGGACTATGAGCCTGACTACATGTACATGGTAACCAGCCCTGAAGTTCTAGCTGAACTACGTGCTGCTAACCTAGTAGACACAACTGTTGTTACCGATGGTAACCTAGAGTTCCAAACCATCTTCGGTGGTAAGTTCCGTCTAATCCTAACCCGTGCTTCACAGGGTGACCTATCTGCTAGCGCTAACGTTAACGACCAGTCTACCAAGACTACCCTAATCGTTAAGCCCGGTGCTATTGCATTCAGCGGTATTGCTGTACCTACCCCTGTAGAAGTTGAGCGTAATGCTGCTTCCTATACTGGTGGTGGTTCTACCAACCTCTGGTATCGTTATGGTTTCGTTGTACACCCCATGGGTTACGACTGGGCAGGTTCTACCTCCGCATTTGCAACCAACGCTGCTTACGCTACCGCTGGTTCATGGAGCCGTAAGATGAGTGCTCTAAACCTAGGTATTCTACCAATTCTACACGCTTAATCCCTAGGAGGAACTGATGGCACTAGTACAAGGTACCAACTCCTATGTTACTTACAATGACGCACTAGCCTACTTCGAAACAAGATTAGATTCTAATGCTTGGGTCGAGGCTACTGTTGAAGATCGTGAGTCAGCAATAGTGACCGCAACTCTTATGCTTGATGAGAATCAATTTATTGGTGTTGCTGTCAGTTCCAACCAAAGTCTTGCATGGCCTCGTAAGGATGTCACATATTTTGAACCTAAACTAGGATTTCAACAAACTGTATTAACTACAGAATATCCTAAACGACTCAAAATGGCAACTTACGAGTTGACACTGCATTTACTCACAAATGAAAATCTTCTGGACAATACTACTCAAACATTTGAAAGAATTAAAGTAGGTCCAATTGAAATTGAAGATC